ATGGTTAGATATATGTGAAAAACGTAAAAATAACTCTTTGGTAAAATTTTTAATGGAACAAAAAAATATATCTGGGGTTGGAAACATCTATAAATCTGAAAGTCTTTTTCTAGCAGAACTTGCTCCTCATAGAAAAGTAGGTGATTGTAGTGAAGAAGAAAAGATACGATTATATGAGTCTGTCATAGCAATATTACGAACTGCGCACGAAGCAGGTGGGGCAACAATAAGAAACTATTCTGATTTACATAATAATTATGGTAAATATGTTTCTTTTCCTTCAAAAGCTACTGAGATGATGAAAGAAAGAATTGGGGTAATGGTATATTCTCAAACACGAGATCCTCATGGAAACCCTATTGAAAAAGTAGTACTTGATGACAAAAGAACTACTCATTGGTCACCTGAAATTCAAAAATAATATTGACAAATAGATAAAAATTTAGTAACATAAAGTATGTTAAAACATTGGTCTGCCGCAAGGGGGCCACAATTTCTTGCTTAAAATAAAAAGGAGATAGAAAATGGGAAATGATATTTTTGACGTTATGGAAAGAGTTATGTTAGGTCATCTTGATCACCTAACTCGTCCAGTAAAGGCATTTCTTCCTTACGATATCGTTAAGGACGAAAAATCAGGTAAAATTGCTGTCAGCATGGCTGTAGCAGGTTACACCAAGGAGAATCTTGCGGTAACATACCGAGATGGCCTTTTAGAAGTTAACGGAAAAGGACTACCTTATGGTGAAGACTTAAAAGTTGTTTACCAAGGATTGTCAAAGAAAAACTTTCATGTACAGTTTCCAATTTCGCCTATGTATACCGTAGACGAAGTTGAACTCACACACGGAATGTTAACTGTTTCATTTAAGAGAAATCAAGAAGCAATTCAAACTCTTGATATTAAAACTTCTTAATAGATACAACTTGGCTGATAAAGGGAGTCCTTGCAAGGGGATTCCCTTTATTACTTTAGGAAATAAATGATTTTAGGAATTAGCGCATTACATCACGACAGTGCTGTTTGCCTTACAAAAAATAACGATATTCTTTTTGCCTCTGGAGAAGAGAGATTTTCCAGGGTAAAGAACGATTCTCGTATGCCACACAAAGCAATCAAACATATCCTGGATAATTTTGGACAACCAGAAGACGTTATCTTTTATGATAAATTAGATTTTAGGAAAAGAAATGACATTAAAAGAGAACTTAAATCAAAATACGGATTTACCTCCATTCAGTTTTGCGAGCATCATCGTAGCCACGCTTATAGTGCTATTTTTACTGCTCCTTGGGATGTTAGGCAATCATGTGCTGTTTTGGTTGTGGACACTGTAGGCGGAAAAAAAGCAACTAGTTTAGGGTATTGGAATGGTAATCATTTAGAGTGGATAAAAACATTTAGTTACCCAAACAGTTTAGGATTATTCTATAGTTCTATTACTAGACTTGTAGGATTTAATTCAAACGTAGATGAAAGTAAAACTATGAGTGCCGCTGCTTTTGGTAATCCTAAATGGAAAGATTATATGAATAATTATTTACTAGAAGCAGATGGTTCAAATTATTATTGTCTACAAAATTTTGAAAGAGGATTAGGTTTTGGTACTCTTGATTTTGATATTGCTGCAAGTGCTCAAAAAGTATTAGAAGAAGTTATTATTAACCTATGCAATTGGTTACAAAAAGAAACGGGAGTTACTCGTCTAGCATATGCCGGAGGAGTAGCCTTAAATTGTGTTGCTAATACTAAGATATTAGAAGAAACCCCTTTTGAGCAAGTATGGACACACCCAGCTGCAGGAGACGCTGGTGGGGCTATGGGCGCTGCATATTATGCTTGGTCGTATAAACCTAAATGTTTAAAAGGTCTTCCCCCAAAATGGAATAATGCTTACCTTGGTTATGACGCAGGAGAAAATTTAGATCCAATAGAGGTTGCAAATAAAATAGTTGCTGGCAATATAGTTCCTGTTTTACGAGGAAAAGCTGAGTGGGGACCCAGAGCTTTAGGGAATAGAAGTTTTTTAGCGTTACCTAGTAAAATTAATTCTATTAGATTACATGATATAAAAGGTAGAACTAAAGATAGGTGGAGGCCTTGGGCACCCATATGCTTAAAATCTATAGCACCAAAATATTTTGATATTGTTCAACCATCTTATGAGATGATGTTTGTTTCGTATTCTAAAACAAACAAGTGGTTTCCATACCCTGATAACACAGCTAGACTACAAGTAGTAGACGAATATAATAACCCTTGGTTAACAGAAGTTCTAAAAAGAACTACAGAAAACGGACACCCAATATTAATAAATACTAGCCTAAATATTAAAGGTAAACCTATAGTTAATAATCAAGAAGATTATGAAAAGGAGATAAAAGATGTTTTTGAAAACATTGCTAGTTAGTATTTTTATATTATTTTTTAGTACTAGCGTAAGTGCGCAAGCACCAATGATGACAGTCATACAAGTTACGCATACTTGTTATCCAACAGAATCCTTATTAGAAACTTGGAAAGAAAATGGAGAATTAATTAGTTATATAGCAAATGTACCAGGTACTCCTGCCAACCCTCCTGGCCAAGCAATAGTAACTATTAATAAAGAAAATAAATCTTATACTATAATATATAGTATGCAAATAGAAAATCAACAAGTATCTTGCATTGTTTTACATGGCGACAATTTTATAAAGGTTAATTAATGGTAGAAATAACTTTACCTGCATTTTTAACAATTTTAACTGTATCTAATTCTGTACTAGGGTTTGATACCGAAGCAAATTTTAAAGAAATTTATTGTTTAGCAGCTAACTCATATTTTGAAGCTAGAGGAGAGCCTTTTGATGGAAAAATAGCAGTTGCACAAGTGGTTATGAATCGTGTAAAATCAAGTAAGTATCCTAATACAATTTGTGGAGTAATTACAGAAGGCCCTGTCAGAGAAAGTTGGAAAACTAAAAAAGATCTGACCTTGCCTGCAGAAGAAAGAAAATACTATGCTGTAAGAGACAGGTGTCAATTTAGTTGGTATTGTGATGGTAAATCTGATAATATTCCTTTAAAAAGAAAAAACGGAAAGTGGAATAAAACTATTCAAAGAATGTGGAGAGATTGTGTATATGCTGCTTTATTAGTGTATACTAATAAAACAAAAGATTTAGTAAATAACTCGTCTCATTACTATGCATATAAGAAAGTAACCCCTAGATGGTCTTCTTATATGAAAGAACAAACTAGAATAGGCGACCACAGGTTTATGTCTAATGATTGATTATTCTAAAACAGACTCTGTATATGCAGAAACTCTAAAAACTGGAAGAACCTATATGACTCCTGACGGAGATTTTCCTAGTATGACTACTATATTAGGGAAAACTTCTGATAACCAGGTTTGGTTACAAAAATGGAGAGAGCGCGTTGGAGAGGAAGAAGCTGATAGAATATCTAAAGAAGCTACAGATAGGGGTACTCTTGTTCATGAATACGCAGAAAAATATTTCAATGGAGAAGACATAAAACCTGATCTTTTAAAAGAAAAATCTGATGTAAGAGAGATGACATATAATCTTATCAAAGCAGGAGAAAGAGGGATTGACGAAGTGTGGGCACAAGAAATTGCCCTTTGGAGTCCCTCTTTAAAATATGCAGGTAGAGTAGATTTAGTAGGTGTGTGGAAAGGCATACCTACAATAGTAGACTTTAAAACCTCAAAGAAAAAGAAAAACGTAAAACAGATAAAAGATTATTATGTGCAATGTTGTGGATACGCTTACGCACATAATGAGTTGTTTGGCACGGACATCAAACAAATAGTTATTTTAATAACTGTTGCAGCCGGAGGAGCACAAATTTTTACTGGAAATATGCAACATTATTTACCAGATTTAAAACACAGAGTAAATAAATACCATGAACTATTTCAAAGAAGTTGAATTACCTAACTTTGATAGAAAACTTTTTTACAATGAATTAATTAGACTGAAGCCTCTAATGAGAGAAAGATATCAGCACGCAAAAGGATGGACAAGTATTGATTTAGTTTCAAAAAACAAATCTCAACTAATTTTATCAACTTGCCCTAGTGTTAAAGAATGGTTAGAAAAACAAAATTTTAAAACAGTATATGTGGCAATATTAGAAGCTAAGGATATATTAACTGGCACGCAGACCAAACACACAAAAAAATGTCAGATGCAATAAATTTGTATATACGAACCAATACGTTTAGTGTTATAGAGTTTGAGGGAGGTAACATTTGGCAACCTCAAGTTGGAAAAGCATATAAATTTAGGTCTGATATTAAACATAGAGTTATAAACGCAGGTGATGCAGAAAGAGTTGTGTTAAGTTTATGGTAGAATTTGATCATTCTTTAACTAAAAAACATTATGTAATTAGTAAGTTATCAAATAAAAAATACTATAGCCAACTGGATTTATTGACAAGTAAAGAAAAATTTAATAATTTAATATTAATTACTGAAGATGGGCAATGGAATAATGTTGACTGGACAGAGCCAAAAGAGACTTTTAAAGACTTATGTTTTGAAAGATGTAGACAGCTTAGAGATAAATACGATTGGTTAACGCTTTATTTTAGTGGAGGCAGTGATTCAGAAACTGTTTTACAATCTTTTATACAATCTGGAATACATTTGGATGAAGTAGTTACAAATGTATTTAAAGTAAAAGACGATGATCCTCCTTTACCGGATGTTGAATTAGCTGTAAGTAAACTTAAAGCTTATTCAGCACTTAGACCAAAAACTAAAATTACAATAAATAATTTATCAAGAGATGTGTTTTTAAAATTTAATAAAAAACAAATGTGGATTGATTCTACTTTTAACGGAACCATTGGTAATTTTAGACGTACAACATTACCTGTGTTAAAAGAATTAGGACAAGATGTAATACTTAGGCATACTAATATTGGGCATATATTTGCTGAAACTAAACCACATTTAGTAAAAAAAGATAAAGGTTATTATGCTTATTGGGGAACTCCGATAGGGGTAGGTCAGTGGGCAGATTGGTTTTTTACTAGTTTAGATTTACCCAAACTACATGTAAAACAGTGCCATATGGTTAAAAATTATTTTAAAAAACATAATCATACAGAAACCAATATTTTAGAAGTTGGTGAAGTAAGAGAACAGATAATTCGTGCTTGTAGGTTTGATTTTAATAATGATTTTCAACCTATAAAAACCACTGGGCTAATAAATGATTATAAAAATTTACATTCAGAAGACGGTAGAGTTATTGCTCATTTAAAAAAATATGATGAAGAATTATTTAATATGTATACAGATGCCACTGTAAAATCTATGGTTAAAGGAGTATCAAATAAAACTTTATTAGATAGAAAGAAGGGAAGTCTGAGAAAAATAAATTCAGAAATGTTTTTCTTGGGGGCTTAATATATGAAAAAATTTAACGAAAAATACTTGAGAAGTTTATCAAAAGTTATTACAATGAGGATAATATTTACTTTTGTTCACATTACTAACACTTTTATTGTAACAGGAAGCCTATTGATGGGATTGAAAGTGGCGGGATTAGCGTTTTTTGTAAATCCTGTTTTATATTGGTTACACGAACGCGGTTGGAATTGGTGGCAATGGGGGCGATATACAGATGATGTTCACAATTTTAAAGAAGGTAATTGGAGAAGTCTAAGTAAGGATATTACTTGGAGAGTAGTTATCACAGGATCTAATTTTTTCTTACCATATTTTGTAACAGGAAATTTAAAGTATGGATTAACAATTATGAGTCTAGCTACTTTAGTAAATATGACTATTTACTTCTGTCACGAAAGAATTTGGAACTTATTTAAATGGGGAAGGGAAACCTTACATGTCAGCAATAAAAATGTGGATTGATAATATAATTTTTGAAATTAAATTTAAGTTGAAGATGAGAAAACTTAAAAAACTTGACCCCTTTGTTTATGGACAAACTGAATATGAAAAAGACGAGAAGAATAACTAGAAAGTTAGAAGATTTTTTGAGAAAACAGGAATTGAACCGCTCAGAATATGATTTTCTGGTGGGGTGTTTAGACTTTCAACAAAGAATTCCGCAGTTGACTTCTCGACAGTGGGATGTTATTATAAAAATCAAGGAAAAATACTCAAATGGGTAAAAAAACTTTTAAAGAAGCTGCTAAAGTTTCTAAAGTATATACTATAGAACAATTAAAAGAGTTGTTAAAACAAAACGAACATTTTACTGTTCGGGAGCGAACTGCCAAGAGCAGACCTCAAAAAAGTTCCTAACGCATAAACTCAATAGATTTTGAAAGGATATGTAAATGAATATAGAAATGTTAAGAGAGCAATTAGAAATTGATGAAGGGGTTAAGTATGAAATTTATCTTGACCATCTCGGGTATCCTACTTTTGGTATCGGTCATCTCGTTAGGAAAGACGACCCAGAACATGGACAGGAGGTTGGAACCGCTGTCTCTGCCGATAGAGTCGCTGAAGCCTTCGAATCAGATCTCGAAGGAGTCTTGTCAGACTGCAGGAAGCTTTACCCAAACATTGACGATTTGCCAGAAGAAGCTCAACAAATAATTGCCAATATGATGTTTAATCTAGGTTACCCTAGACTATCAAAGTTTAAAAACATGAAAAGATGTGTTGATGATAGAGATTGGATAAGCGCTGGAGATGAGATGATGGATAGTAGATGGTATAATCAAGTTCCAAATCGTGCAGGTCGATTAGTAGATAGGATGAAACTTATTTAATGGGTAATAAACCGAACACTACCGAACTAGATCCAGACAAAAGAGTTTGGGAATATGATGGTGATGGTACAAAAATATACAAACTCGACCAAGGTTATTGTAAAAAGACTCTTTACACCAAAGAACACTATTGGGGTACTCATTGGTGGAGGGGCAGAGGATTTTAGGATATGGGGTTAAAGTTAGCAGGTATTATGATTATTGTTATGGGTGTTTTAGGAGGCATTTTCTACTGGTATTATAATGATACACAGCAGAAGATGGCCATTCTACATGAAAATAACGCTAAATTAGAAACTGCTATGAAAACACAAAAACAAGCAATTGAGCAATATCAAAGCGATATAAAAGCCGTAAAAGCGGAAAAATTAGTAGTGGAAAAACAATTTGCAGAGTCTAGACAATCTGTTTCTGATTTGCAAACCAAATTTAATAAAGTTAGTAAATTATTAGGCGCTAGAGATTTAGGTAAAATGGGAGCAGCCAAACCTCGATCAATAGAAAAAATCGTTAACAAAGGTAGTATAAATGTTTTACGTTGCTTTGAAATCGCAAGCGGTGATAATCTAACAGAAAAGGAAGAAAATGCAATCAAACCTAGCCAGCTTAACAAGTCGTGTCCTGATTTGGCCAATCCTAATCATATTAGGCCTTAGCTTATCTGCCTGCGGTACCCCCATTAAAAAAATAGAAGTAGCGACTGCTCCCCTAGAAAGAGTTCCTTTGAACTTACCTAATGTGGATAAAATTAAGTTGGATGATGTTAGTTGGGTTCTTATAACTCCTAATAATGCAGAAAAGGTTTGGACAGATTTAGAGAAAAAAAAGTATGACATAGTTTTGTTTGGACTTACTGATAAAGGTTATGAAAATCTTAGTGTAAATCTTGCTAAGATAAAACAAATGGTTTTGCAACAAAAATCAGTAATTGCTGCTTATAAAAATTATTATGAAAAACAATCAACTGAAATTGAAAAGCAGCAAGAAAAATTAGAAAATATTAAACAAGAAGCTGCAAAGAAAAATAAAGAAGCAGACAAAGAAAACAATAAAAGTCTAACAGATAAGTTAGGGAAAGGAATAGCAAACATCTTTAAGTAGGGGCCGATCACGGGTTGAATAAACTTCAACCACTCAAAGGAGAAAGAACAATGAATAGAGGGAGTGTAATAATTTTAACAATTTTTACGCTTTTTTTTGCGTCCACAGCATATGGGCAAACTAATACCGTTACTTCTACCACTAGTGGTACAGTAACTGTAGATAAAACACCACCTACAGCTTCTGCCCCAAGTGTTGTAGTTAATAATTCGGACGTTTGTAAAAGCGCGTACAGTGCAGGAGTTCAAACACAAATATTAGGTATTGCTTCTGGAGTAACGGTTACGGATAAAAATTGTGAAAGATTAAAATTAGCAAGGTCTTTGTATGGGATGGGCATGAAAGTAGCCGCAGTTTCTACACTATGTCAAGATGTAAGAATATTTGATGCTATGGTTATGGCAGGAACACCCTGTCCTTATAAAGGCAAAATAGGTAGTGACGCTTTATCAGCTTGGAAAGAAAATATAAAAGATGTACCGGAAGGATCTAAATACGTTAAAGTAGAAAAGACTAAGGATACTGAAACAGAAGAAGAGGAGGACCACTCGGGTAATACGAATGACCCTTTTTTAATGGAGAGTACGGAGTAGATGAGAGCGAAATCGAAGATAATACCATTCCTCTTACCGTACTCGGGGTTGGGGCGCTCGCAGTTGGCTGCTACTTTACTGGTGGTCTCTTGTGTCTTGGTATACCCTTCTTATTCTAACGCTCAAGATGTAGGACCTAACGGCGGCACTATAATATCTGAAGAAACTGAAATAGAAAATCTCGGTAACGGATTAGAGAAACACACTACAACTACCGTTGAGCAAACAGAAACAGAAAACGGCACAGTAACTACTCCTCAGATGTTAAAAAATCGAGGTTTTGAGTCTTCTACAAATACTACCACTGTTCCTGATTGGACTACCAGCGGTTCAGTAAAGGTGTGTGATACGTGCGGACCTTTTGGAGGCAATGCTTTACAGACTGGTCCCGAAACCGCAGGAGGTACTGCCAGTCAAACAATTGATCTCTTTGACAAAATGAATCAACAAGAAATCAATAAAGGTTTCACAATGAACTACGGTGCGCACGTGTTCTCTCATCAATCAAATGCAACGGTTCCAGCGTGTGATTCTACCCCCGCGAACGGTCCTGATTGTAGAGACACTTTTAGCATAACACTTGACATTAAAGATTCAAGTGGTACACTACTTCATAAGTTTGAGCATAAATTTGAAGAAATTACTTTTACTGGGTGGGATACAACTAATTTTTTCTTTGAATCATCAATTCCTAAAAATGAATATACTAGTGCTCTCGCAACTCTTGAATTATTTGGCATAGATTCTGGATTTCCTTCAGGCACTTTTGGGCCAGCTTTTGATAATGTTACTCTTACCGCAACTCATACTGATATTATCATCCAACAGATTACTACAATCACAGAAGAATTAATTCAGACGGCTATTAATACTACTACTGAAGACACTATTACTCCAATAACCGAGGTTGAAGTAATAGAAACAGAACTAGAGCCTGAGACAGAACAATCTTTTGAAATTACAATAAGTGATGGGCTGGGAGATACAATAGAAAGTTTTGAAATTAGTATAGATGCTAATATGGAAGTTACTATTGAACCTATTAGCACGGACACAGGAGCAGATGCTGCTCCTGAAATAGAAACAACTGTGGCAGAAGTTGAAAGTCAAATTGAAGCAGAAATTCAAACTGCAGAAGCACAACCAGAGCCTGAAGCAGCTCCTGAATCTACTGAAACAGAATCTAGCACAGAGTCTAATACAGAACCTACTGAATCTGAGCCTGAGTCTACAGAATCGACTAATAATGAAACAGAAACGGAAACAACACAAGAAACTACGGAGGAAAGTAAAGATGATGGGAATGGTGGTGATAAGAATAATGGAGACGGAGAACAGGAACCAAAAAAGGACACTAAGCCCTCTAAACCTAAATCTTCTAAGTCAGATAAAAAACCCACTAAATCTAAAACAACAAAAGAAAAATCTAAAGAAGAAAAAAAGAAAGAAATTGCCACTAAAGTAGTTACAAAAATAATTGAAAAGTTGGGAACCGATGCCGCTTCTCAGGCCACACAATTAGCGTTAATGAACGCTATTGGAGCAAACATTGCTGCACAAACACCAAAACTTCAAGATGCTTCTAAGTGGTATTCCTCAAAAACTATTTATACAACAGAACTAAAAGACCCTACTGCAGTATTGTTTACACAAGCGCAAGGAGCATTACATAATCAACTGATGGACAGTCAGTATAAATAAAGGAGAAACATAATGGCCGAAGTAGAAATTGCCGGAGCAAAAATTAAAGGAGGTAAGATACTATTAATACTTCCAATTTTAGGTACGTTAGGAGGAGGCTTGTGGGGAGGCTTTGAGTTTTATAAAGATTACATGAATATGAGGGAAAAGATTGAGGAGTATAGTGCTCCTGATTTATCTGGATTTGATAAGAAATTAGCTGTGCTAGAGGAAGAGATGTCGTCTTTAAAGAAAGAGACGGAGATATTTGAAAAACTAGAAGCTAACATACAATTAATGGCCGAATCTGCTCGTGACGAAGCAAGAGAAATCAAACGTGATTTAAAACGTGAAATGGATCATATTGAAAAGACTACTGACAATACTGAAGGAAGAGTAAAAGAGGATAGTCGAGAGTTTGGACAAACAATTCGTGCTTTAGAAAAAGATACAGATAAGCGACTAAAACAAATGGAAAAAGACTTAGACCTTAAAATTAAAAAGGCGTTAAGTAACCCGCTTAGTGCACTAAACAAATGATCTTGAAGAAAGGAAAATAAAATGTGGTTTTGGTTATTATCATCTATTGCAGGGAGTATTATAGGTTCTGCCACCGAATCTTGGTTTAGAGATACTAAATTAGGTATTTGGTTTTACACTAAAATGGATCAACTATACACTTGGGCAAGTAAAAGATATGGAATAAAAATACTTACAGATGAGGAAGAACGAATGAAAAAATTTCCTCAACTAAGTAAAAAATTAAATGATCTTGAAGAAAGGATTAAAAAATTAGAAAAAAGAATAAAAGATTTGGAGGAAAAATAATATGCCTATTCAATTTCCCTCAGAAGGTCGAGAAGGAAGAACCGAAGCTTTTTGGTTACAGGTAGCAAGAGATCATGTAAAAGGACATGATAGAGTTCATAAATTTGGGGCAGTTCCTAGTATGAGTATTAATACTACTGGAACTATTTGGGATGTAAATGACACACTTTACCCTTGGACAGCACTAGATACTCCCGCAGTTGTGAATGTAGAGCGTAACAATGCTAGTGATAACGGACTGACCATAACAGTACAAGGGTTAGATGAAAACTACAAAGTTGCTGAAGATACAATAGAAATTACAGGTGCGGACCAAGTTGGCACACAACTATTCCGCAGAGTAAATAGAGCATTTGTTACAGACGGTGCTAGTACAAATGTAGGCAATATAGATATTGAAGCAGGAGCTGCAGGGGGAGCTACTGTTGCTCGTATAACTGCGGGCCTAGGACAAACACTAATGGCAGTTTATACTGTTCCTGCAAACTACACAGCTTATATATTAAAAGGAACTATGAGTGCTCAATCAGGGGCGGATGCTACGGGAAATATGTTTGTTAGATTTTTTGGCCAAGACACTTTTAGAATTGCTCACTCTTTTGAGGTTGTAGGGAATGGAGGTGCATATGTATATGAATTTGCAATTGCAAATCCTGTCACAGAAAAAAGCGATATTGATATAAGAGCTTCCGTAAGATCTAACAATGGTAGGTATACAGCAGCTTGGGATATGGTTTTAATTAAAAACGAAGCATCTTAATAAGGAGAATTAATATGAAAAAATTATTATTAGCATCTTTACTAGTTTTAGCATCTACATCAGCTTATGCTTTTGAAATTGAGCAAAGAGAATTTAGAGGTAACGTTTGTTATGATGGAGATACCTGCTACATTGAAGTACCTGAATTTCCTGAAAATTTAAGAAAGATGAGTATTAGAATTTTGGGAATTGATACTCCAGAGATAAGAGGTAAATGCGCAGAAGAAAAAGAATTAGCTCTTAAGGCAAGAATTTTCGCAAACAAAGCTTTTAGAAGTGCGAATAAAATTGAATTTAAAAACTTGCAGTGGGGAAAATATGGTGGTAGACTATTATCAGATGTTTATTTAGATGATAAACTTTATTATAAAATGATAATTGATGAAGGTTTAGCAAGACCCTATGATGGAAAAACTAAAAAAGGTTGGTGCTAAAAGTAATTAAGAGGGGCATGAAAAGGAGATTTTTATGGCTGAAGAAGAAAAGCCAGAAGAGGCTAAAAAAATTACAGTAGATACTGCCCCACATTTAGAGGGGGCAGACGCTAACGGTGATGGGCATATTTCTCAAAAAGAGTTGGAAATGCACCTAGAATATAAGAAGAAAGAATTAGAGGATCAAGACGCAATGAGAGACGCGCAACGTAATATGGCATGGTTTGCCCTGGCGGGAATGTTATTATATCCGTCTTTAGTAGTTTTAGCGTATCTTGTTGGATTAGATCAGGCTGGCAAAGTACTAGGGGATATGGCAGCTACTTATTTTGTTTCAGTAGCGGCAATCGTTGCTGCTTTTTATGGTAAGGAAGCTCTTATCAAAAAATCCAAATAAGGAGGTTAATTCATATGGTAGATTGGATTAAAAATCGAGTTATGGAAAGGACTTCTTGGGATGGGGGCGCACTTATTGCGGTCGGTCTTATAGTTCTATTCTTAGGTCCTTTTGCGAAATGGGCAGCTTATGCTGCTATTTTATGGGGTATTTGGACCATTTGGAAAAAAGAAGACTAAATTACTAGGGGCGCTTGTCGCCCCTAGTTTTTTAAGGAGAATTACAAAAGTGTATATTAATGACATTTCTTTAAGAAAAGCAGAGTGGTTTGCAACATTATCCGCGTTAGCATATAAAAACGAAAAAACTCATAAACAATTTTTTGAATCAGAGGGAATTGGTACTTTTAAAAGTTTAGATAAAGATGGAACTCAAGCTATTATGTATTATAACGGCGGGGAAATAGGTATTGTATTTAGAGGTACTGAACCTACTGAGTTTAAAGATATTCTAGCCGATATGGATATCAGAAAAAAGAAAGCAAAAAAAGATGATGGGTTTGTTCACTCAGGTTTTCAAGAATCTCTTGACGATTTGTGGGAAGATATTGTATCATTTATAAATAATTACGATAATTATACTAGGTTATATTTTGCAGGGCATTCTTTAGGTGCTGCTTTAGCAGTATTAGCAGCAGCTAGGATTAATAAATGCACTGTGTATACTTTTGGCTGCCCAAGAGTAGGCGGTAGAAAGTTTGTAAAACAAAACAAAAACATATTACATTGGAGATTTGTTAATAATAATGATATTGTTACTAGAATTCCTACTTTTATAAGGTGGAAACACCACGGATATAGAGTTTATATAGATAGAAGAGGCAAGGTAAGTTCTGCAGTTGGTTTATATTTGTTTGTGGATTTAATATTAGGACATCTATCGTCTTGGGCAAAATTAAAACCTTTTGATAGTTTTTCTGATCATAGTATTTTAAAATATGTAAAACATATTAAAGCATCTACTACATAAAAGTTCTTGCACGTTGCTATTTTTTTCCGTATAATACATTATAACTTAAACAGAAAGGAAAAATTATGGCACGAAAAAAAGGAGGCAAAAGTAAAGGTAATGTCTCAAAAGGGCAACGACGTAACGTAAGTCGCTGGACGCGTAACGCTATGCGTCGAGAGCATAAAGAAAATCCGTCGGTAGCTTCTCTGATGCAGGCTAGAACTCATCGGTCTAGGGTTATTAGTAGTCCTCAAAATGCTAAAGAACGGGAACTAAAAGAAAAGTATCTACGTGAACGAGGTGTTGAGATACGATGTGACGATTTGCTTAAACAATTTGAAAGTGTCGGTCTCACCCGTGCAGGGGCAATTCACGCAATTAAAACTGACCGAGTTTCAGAATTGTCTGAAAAGTGGCGCGGTAAAAAATCTGCAAAAGTTAATAACAATAAACAGAAAGAAAAAGCACATGGCTAAGAAGGATAAATTAGATATTCCTAAAGCAGTAATGCGAGAAGAGATTGCAAAAGCTACTAAAGAATATTTGGATAACGGTGGAAAAATTACTCGTTATGAGAAGTGGGGAAAAGTTACTATCCTAAAACAAACTTTAGATGGTGAGTTAAAGGAGACTGATTGGTTCGATACGGTGGAGGCATATAAAAACTCGCTATGATTTTAGATGCTTCTACTAAACAAGCTTGGAATCTTTTTGTATCACAACATGCCCGAGAAATGGAAGAATTTATCCAGACTTGGGATCACAAAGGTTGCGCCCAATTTAAATTAGAAAAAATTCGTTGCGATTGGAACCCCTCTAGACAGGCGTCTAGAGGAGGTCTTTATACGTCTAAAGGAATCAAAACTCCTGGTATTAGTATTGCTATGGCTAGATATATTCCTAGATATGGTGATCCGGTAAGACATTATGAATATAAATCTTTTGACGCAGATAAATTTATTGGAGGTTTTTATACCGATAACATGGAACACCCTTTATTAGCGGTAATTGCTCATGAAGTAGCTCATGCTATTCAGTTTTGGTTGTGGTGGTATAATAGTACAGCTTACGGAAAACCACATGGTAAAGAGTTTAAAAAACATTACGCTAAACTTCGTGCTGTGTTTATTAATCCACTTCTTCCTGATCAAGATGTTATGGGGAAAGAGTATCGTAAACATAAAAATATAGTTGTGAACGAAGCTTTTTTTAGTCACGTAAAAGTAGGGATGCACTAAATGAGTGGTTGGTATGAACGATATATTGAGTTAGAAAGAGAAAATGCTTTGTTAAGAAACTCTGTTTCAGATTTGCAAGATCAAGTACAAAAGAGTTATATTAGAATTGCAGAATTGAGAAAGGAATTAGATGAAAAAAATAGTAATAGTTAGTGGAGGATTTGACCCACTACACTCTGGACATTTAGATTATTTTAAATACGCTAAAAAGTTAGGAGACAAACTAGTCGTAGGCATTAATTCTGATCAGTGGTTAACAGAAAAAAAGGGTAAAAACTTTTTACCCTTTGAGGAACGACTAGCTCTAGTAGAATCTATTAAAGAGGTAGATGAGGTCCTAGCTTTTAACGATGAAGACATGTCTGCTATTAACTTAATTAAAATAGTTTCTTGTAAATATAAGAATGATATGATTATTTTTGCTAACGGAGGGGATAGAAGTTATGGTAATGTTCCAGAGCTTTCCTATTACGATGATGACAAACGTATAAAATTTGTGTTCGGAGTTGGTGGAGAAAATAAAAGAAATTCAAGTTCTGAGATACTAAAAGCTTGGGACGCTAGAAAAACTATTAGACCTTGGGGAACATATAAGACTCTTAATTCTGGAAGTTCTTTTAAAGTTAAAGAATTACTAGTAGGTCCTGAATCTATGTTAAGTATGCAAAGGCATAATCATAGATCCGAACATTGGGTTGTTGTAGAAGGAAAAATATTTGTAAATACAATTAGAGGACCCTCTAGTGATTTTGAAAGAGATAGGGTTTTAGTGTCTGGACAAAGTTTTTATGTTAAAAAAGGTGACTGGCATCAGATTGAGAACCCAACGAAAACACCTGCTAAAATTATTGAAACTTGGATTGGTGATTATTTAGATGAGGATGACATAATTAGACATGATTAAACACGAACCACTATTTGATACTGACAAGGTTTGCGAACTCTATTCTAAGAAGGATGGTGTTCCCATTACATATGTGTGTACCAGTGCGCTAGGACACGAAACACAGGCAATGGATATCTTTTACAGAGAGACTCTACACCCTGAGTTTGGTAATCGTTATTTTGGGCTGTATCATAATTATTTCTCAGGCGGTATTGTTATTGCTAATGCTGACAAGATTGAACAAGCAGAGTTTGGTCTTGTAGAAGATGATGATGGTAATCTACAGTACAGCGCTCATCGCCACGATTATAAACGGTTTGAGAACGGCAATATGATCGACGGCGGTCGTGCTTATATTAAGTCAAGTATGTGTAAAGTTAAACTTTACACTGTACGTAACGGTGAAATGGTGAAAGAAAATGACTGAAGATTACTATGAAGAAGTACTGCTTCTTCGCAAAAAGGTTGAGAAGTACGAGACTATTCTGAAACATGCAATGGCTGAAAAAACTGGTGTGTTCTTCATCTGTGGAGAAGCAGGCGAGAAGGACAGCATGGGTTTACCTGAGAAGATTATGATTTGCCCAACATACGGACTAGATGGTTTTGCATCTTATAAGAAGGACAGAGACTACGATGCACCAGGGTGGTAAATGGGCAATTAAAGTTCCTATCCTCTGTGATGTGCAAGATAAGGATAACTGGCTCTATGTTGTACAAGGTGATTCCAAATTCCATTTGGAGCCTGTAACATATGGCACGTTTGAGGAAGCTGATGAAGCCGGAAAAATTTGGGAAATATATGAAGTGGTATTATTTGATGGAGAAGAATGATGAATAAATTTACAGTAGAACTTGAGTGGGATGCGGTTGATAGCATCGTCATACAAGCTTTAAAGAATCAGTATAATGGTCTCAAAGAGTGTCTTGACAGTAGGTTAAACGACAAAGAAACTTTGGGTATCTTTAGCAGTGATAAGGAAGAAGACATTGCTGAAATCCAAAAACATTTAGATTCGATTAAAACCGTGTTGTCGTATAACATGCACCATGAATATTTTGAGGAATGGAAGAATGAAAATCTTTGATCTTGAGCAGGAGATCATGAAGGCTTGGCATGTCGTAGATGACATTCAGCTTCTCAATGAGAATGTTATGGAAAAAAATATGTCTCGTGATGAGATTGCTAAGGCACTTGTTGGTTTAGAAAGTATATACAATATGAGATTTGAAAAGGTCTTTAGTCTGTTTGAAGAAGTCTGCAAAGAATTTCATGCAATGAGGAAAGAAGCTAATGGAGAAAACAGATGAGTAAACTTACAGTAGAGCTTGAGGAATGGAAGAATGGATTCTAAAGTTAAAGTAATACTAGAACGAGAAATCGATAGGCAAGAAACCACAGTAGAGCTTATAGCAAGTGAAAACTTTGCTAGTCAAGCCGTCATGGATTTAGCAGGTTCAGTTTTTACAAACAAGTATGCCGAAGGTTATCCTGGCAAGCGTTACTACAACGGTTGCGAACATATGGATGAGATTGAAACACTTGCTATTGACACACTATGCAAATTATACGGAGCAAAGTTTGCGAATGTACAGCCGCATTGTGGTGCTAACGCTAACACAGCAGTATATCAAGCACTAATGAAACCTGGCGATAAACTGTTGGGCATGGATTTAGCCAGTGGCGGACATCTATCGCATGGCAGTGCTCCTAACATTTCTGGCAAGATTTATGATGCATATCACTATGGTGTAAATGCAGATGGATTTTTAGACTATGATGAGATTGCACGGCAAGCATTTGAAGTAAGGCCGCACGTTATTGTAGCGGGTGCTAGTGCATATCCACGTGAAATTGATTGGGCAAAGTTTCGTGCTATTGCTGACACAGTAGATGCATATCTAGTAGTGGATATGGCACACTACTCAGGCTTAATTGCAGGAGGTGCTTATCCTAGCCCTATTAAATATGCTGACGTTGTTACAAGTACCACACACAAAACTCTACGTGGGCCACGAGGCGGGATTATTCTTTGGAACAATGAAGAATATACAAAGAAAATTAATTCAGCAATTTTTCCTGGTACACAGGGCGGCCCACTAATGAATATCATTGCTGCAAAAGCACAGGCGTTTATTGAAGCAAGCACACCAGAGTTTGCAGATTACGCTCGTCGTGTAGTAGAAAATGCACAAGCAATGTGTGAAGTTTTTATCACAAATGGATTCAAAGTTCTAACTGGTGGGACAGATTCGCACATTATCCTAATGGATTTGAGTGAATCTAAATACAGCGGTCGTGAAGCCGCAGACCTACTAGAAGAAAATGGTATTACAGTAAATAAAAATGGCGTACCAAATGATCCACGTAGTTTTGTAGAAACTAGTGGTATTAGAATCGGTACTGCCGCAGAAACAACACGAGGTCACTATGCAGAATGGTTTAGAGACCTCGCTAACAAGATTTGTGACATATTAGAGTTAAGATGATTGATAAAAACACTTTTTGTACCCGTCCTTGGAACGAGTTACATATTGAAGAAGACGGAAGAATCACTCCTTGTTGTGTGATGCCGTCTAATAGTGGGTTTATGGCTCCAAAAGGTATAAAAAACTATTTACAGTCTAATGAATTGAAAAGCCTTAAAGATAATCTAAAAAAAGGAATTAAAGATGATTCTTGTAAAACTTGTTGGATGCAAGAAAATTTAGGATATAATTCACATAGAAAAACAACTTTAGCAACTGATGAAAAGTTAGATAGAATAGAGGCAGTACATATTAGAAGCACTAATGTTTGCAACTTTAAGTGTAGAATTTGTGTCCCAGAACTAAGTTCTACTTGGGTAGCGGAAAATAAAAAACATCATCTATTTAAAAACAAAGTAGAAATAGTGGACAATCTGTTAGATGATGAAAAGTATGCAGAAGAGTTATTTTCAATATTAAAAAGAGTAAAACAAATTTGGATAAGTGGGGGCGAGCCTTTGGCTTCCTCCACTACTTTGCGTTTTTTCGAGTTAGCAAAAAAACACGGTATTAATGATACTAACATTGCTTTTAATACTAATTTATCGACACTAAGTTATAAAAATCATTATTGGTTAGACGAGTTTAAAGGGCATAAAGTAACTCTGACAGTAAGTTGGGATGGGTTTGGTAAGCAAATGGAATATCACAGAACAGGAATGAATTGGAAAAAAAGTTTACAAAACTTTAAAGACTCTATTGATTGGATTTTTAATATTAATTGTGTGGCATCTATCTATTCAGTATACTCAATTCCTAGACTAATTCATTTTTGTGATAAAGTGGACAAATCTTTAGAGATTAACCCTATTGCGGGTAAAGACTATATCAGTCTTCAATCTTTGCCTATCACAGAAAAAGATAAAATTAAACAATACTATGAAAAGTTTTTTAAAAACAAAGACACACAACATTTACAAGATGTTGCTTGGCAATCGGTTATCGAACCTATGTATAAAAAACAACTAGACCCACACCTAAATTCGGGGTTTAAACAGTATAACATTTTATTAGACAAATATAGGAAGACAAATTTTGTGAATGTATATCCAGAGTATGAAGAATGGTGGAACTCAATAAAATCCTAGAATCAAAAAAATATATTTTTGCTAACGGTTGCTCTCATACTGCGGGAGCAGAAATGGAATTTACTTTTCAAAACACTTGTTATGAAAAAGCATGGCCCGCTGTAATGGCGCAGTTACTAGACAAAGAATCAATAAACCTTGCAGTTTCTGGGGGATCTTCTAAACGAATTGTAAGAACTACAATGTTATATTTTGGAAACTATCCCCAGAGATTAAAAGATAGTTTTGTAATTATTGGATGGCCCGGACCTCATAGATCAGAAATTAGAACAGGGCATAGAGTTAATCGAAATATTCCAAAAGAAGTAACAAAAGATACTGATGACGAGTATTGGTTTCATATGGCCCCTGGAAATGATGAGTCTTTTAGAGAGCGTATGAAGCAGGGTAATATTGATAAAAATTTATACAATTATTATAGATTACACTATGCGCTGACAACTGAAAGACAATTCTGGATAGAATATTTTGTGCATTTGATTTCTTTGCAAAATTATCTTAAAACTCTCCAAGTTCCTTATTTATTTTATAATGCGACTAGCACGTTGCACGTTGATAGTATATTTTATAATTTGCGTAAACAAATTGATACTCGATATTGGTTAGGAAACATTCATGCGCACGAAGATTCTTATGGAAGACAGGTGCAAGCAGCGGGGTTTGTCTATCCTGAGTGGAGTGAAACCAATCATTATGGAGAAGATGGGCATGCTTGGTGGGCAGAGCGGTTAATTGACTATATCGCAAATCACTAATTTTTTACTTGCCCTATGGTGAGTTTTGTGATATCATTATTTATACAGTGAGAAGCGGTGTTAGTAACTTAATACTGTGACACTTTAAGTTGCAAGGGATTGTCGGAGTCACAGCCCTCCCCGAACAAAATGCTGCTTCACTAATTAATTGGGTATACACCCATATATGCAGTTTCTCATACTTAAAAACAATGATCAGGCAATCCTACTCGATGCGCAGTTGTAAACGATTGTCAGGTGATAACAGTTAAAATTAAGAGAAACAAGGGAGAGGGCGTAACTGCCCTCTCCTGCTTATCTTTAAAGGAGATAATAAATGCCTATTAAATTTACTATTATCACTTCTGGTGGCTCTGATTATCCTTACAAGCTAGCTAAATCTTGGGGTTATACGTTTGATGATTCTACTCTTAGTAAGAATGTATTAGAAGCAAATACAGAAACTGGTTATACAAGCGTTAAATATTTTGCTGATGAAGCTGCGCTAACAACTTATAGATCAGATAATGAAACTGTTATTGCGGCAATTAATGTGCAAAAAACAGCAAACTCATTAACAGTTACACGTACATCAGAAACTGTAGACTCTATTCCTTAAACGTTGCACTGGCGAAATCTAAAAATTTTAGATTTGCAAAATCACAAAAAATATGCTACTATAAGTGCATAGCTTGTGAACAACGTTAACACGGAGTGTGAATAGTTATGGGACATCGGAACACATTGGACACAACGTATATAATATTGTCTCGGAGAGACACAACGCCCACTTTAATTAGTGGGCCTTTTTGCGCCTACAAAAGAGTATTCGACGAAGTCGAACAACGCATGGCTCTTTATGAGGCAAGGGAGAACTATAAAATGACTAAGACAATCTTAGCAGGGAGCCTAGCTTTACTACTTACAACAACTGCTAGCGCAACAGAAGTTAAAAAGGTAACTAGTATGCCTAAACTTGATTTAGCAATTGTTTCTGACACAGAATATAATACAGAGCTAGAAACAACTGAGACCGAATTTGGTGCAGAGGTAGGGTTTAAAAACTTTACTGCTACTGCCCTTCCCAACTGGTCTTGGGATGATACGGAAATGAATAACCTTCAATTCGGTTTACGTTATGACTGGAAGATTGAAGATAAGATCACGATCTCGCCTTATGGAGAGGTAAATCTTGACAACGATCTTGAAGAGAAGAATAAGATTATTGGTTTAAAAACAAGAATGTCTTTCTAATTTATTAATTAGAGATAGGAATAGAGAGCTAGTTACAAGTTAATTCTTGCTAGCTCTCTTTTTTTATGTTATATTAAAAAGAAAACTTAGAAAGGAAAATAATATGAGTAATAATAAAGTAAATTGGAATATCCAAGTAGAACGAGGTAGCTATGATGAAGATGGTTATTTTGAATCACAAATTCGTTTTACAGACGATGATGAGTTGTCTAGTTTAAATAGACTTCGCAGGTTTGTAGGCTATCTTATAGAAGAGGGTGTTATCTCTGATAGTTATGATGAGGATGACACTAATTGGAGCGAAGACGAAGATGAAGATTATGACAGCGACGAGGATTAATAATGAGACAATTTGTGTATGATGCTTGGAATAGTGTTATGGATGCCAAGCATAATCCTTTGAGGCACATACCTGACATGCAGGTGAGACACATGGTTATGCAGCTGCTTGCTTTTATGTGGTGCGCAGCTTTTGCGGTCATGGTCGGTGATTTTATGTTTTTTGGTATGTCCCTTTTAGGACACATGCTGTTAATAGTGGCTGTAGTAGTTACGGTTGCAACCTTTGAAACAGCAAAACGTAAACCAGCAGCTTTTAATTTTATTAAGGGTTATCATAGTATGGGTCGTAGTCGTGGTAGTATCTGGGTAAACGGAAAGCGTGTTAGGCTTCCTCAAGGGGACCCTGGAGGAGAACACGAATAGTACTTTGCTGTATAGAAACGTAATATGCGCACCTATGACTCAAGTAAGTGATGCTGCTCTAGCAATTGCTGCAGACAAAGCAGGAATAGTGGGCAGCATTTCTTGTCCTGGAAGAGACTTTATTTGGGCAGAGAATGAAATAAAAAAATTTATCAAAGAGAGAAAGCACTGTAATTTTGTTTTAGCCATTGCTAAACTTGATAATACAGATAGGCCGCATGTGTTACTGATTAAAAAATATAGACCTAAATATGTAGTTTTTTTAACGACACATGAAGAGAACCCTGAAAAACTTAAAAAAAGTATATCATGGGTAAGAGAATATGGTGGAAAAGTTATTTTTCGTATTAATAATATTGATTTAATTAACAAAAAGATATTACCTGATTACTATACTATTAAAGGACACGACAGTGCGGGCAGACATCACAGTAGTTTAACAACTATACAAATGGCTGAGGTATTTAAAGAAAGATTTCCGGGCATAGATTTTATTTGCACCGGAGGTTTATATACTAGAGAAGACGTAGAAAAATGTTTTGATATAGGCGCCTCTGCTGTAGAAATAGGCACTCCTTTTGCTACTAGTAAAGAGTCTTCGATAGGGGAAAAAACTAAACTTTCTATGCTAAATAATTCAAAACATCTTATTCATACGATTAAAGATAGAATAGAAAGAATACATAGTCCTAATAATATATATGACCTTGGGTCTGGAGTAAAAGATATTAACAAAGGTCATGTGTTTATAGGAAAAAGAGCAAATGAATTACCTAAAACCCTAAGATCAGTAGAAGAAATTGCAAAAGTTTTATTGCCAAATCCTTAGATTTCTCGTATAATAGTTATTATGATAGACAAAATTACAATAAACCCCATCGGGTCTCCTACCGTAGTTACTTTTCCTAATTGGAAAGTAAAACATACGGGAGGTACTGACTCCTATGTGGTATTAATAGGAACCCTTTCAGACGGTTTCTCTGCTCACGGACCTTTTTATAATTATGAATCGGCCTGTAGATTTGCAGACACGTATGATGAAATGGCATGGATAATGGAGATGCACAATGCAGAACCCCCTAAAAAACCTTCTTTGGGTTAACAAAGAAGTAACTTTCTATGTTCCTTCCGCGAGCGTAGATGATCTAAAAGAACTAGGAAAAGTAGTGTCAGTTGATGACACAGGACCACAAGTTAGAAGTTATGTGGACGGCTATGTGCACGATCTCTTGTTCGAAGATGTGGTAAAATTCAAAAATAAAGGATTAAATTCAATATGGCAAACAAAGACAACTTTAAAGCCCTCAAAGTTATTCAAAAAGTTCAAGAGGAAGTAACACCGATTGTTAAAGAATATGCAACTAGTGAACAAGCATCTTTAGCAGTAGCTTCTGCGTTACTAGGAACTTTTGTACCCTTGTACCAAGATTCTTTTGGTACTGAACGAACAGCTGTTATGTTGTACAAAGTAGCTGATGATCTTGCTTGTGAAGTCCCTCCTAAAATTAATATTAGGAAAAAAAGAATTCCAACAAGAAAAAGAAAAAAATGAAAATAGCAATTATGCAACCCTATGTATTTCCATACATGGGGTATTTTCAGTTATATAACTCAGTAGATTTGTTTGTATCTCTAGAAGATGTAAATTACATTAAGGGAGGTTGGATTAATCGTAATAAAATTATGATTAATAACACACCTACCTATCTTACATTTCCAATTAAAGACGTAAGTCAAAACAGACTTATTAATCAACATTACATTTATTGGGACGATATTTGGCCTAAAAAGATGTTGAAGAAGATTAGGCACGCTTACAGTAATTCTAAACATTTTGATGATGTTTACCCAGAAATAGAAATACTATTCCATAGAAGGGGCGCAGATTGTGTAGCCTCTTTTGCAATGATTGCGTTAACTCATTTAAGTGATTTATTAGGAATTAAAACAGAAACTCAATGGTCTTTGCGATATGCAAAAGATAGACTAAAAGGACAAGACCGTTTGATAGACATTTGTAAACAATCAGGAGCAACTACTTATGTAAATGCTATTGGAGGCATGGAGATGTATAATCAAGAGTCTTTTGGTGATATAGATTTACGATTCATTAAAAGATTGGACGAAGAAAATAATTTATCAATTATTGATATTTTAATGAGAAGAGGTTGGACTGAAACCTCTAAGTTAATAAACCAATATGAGTTAATAGAAGGAAAGTGAGAAGACATGGGTATTGAAGAGTATGAAAAAGCAAAAGAAGCTTTAGAAGGAAAACGAGATGATGTATATCCTTGTAGAGAGGATGTTCCCGCAGAGTTGTGGGGTAAGCCTATTCCAAAAGTAGGAAATTATGACGATAGTAATTCTCGTTTTCACATGGCTACAGGTGCTGGATATGATGATTTTCATCCAGAACTAGCTAAAGAAAAAGATGATGCAATTTCTGCTAATAGATCAAATTGGTGGGTGAACGATATAAAGGCTATAGATTATAAATATAATGAGGCAGATATTTTAGATGAAATACAAAATTATATTGATTCTACTTACGATAGTCACTATTCTAGAGACAAATTTCAAGCTACGGAGTTTATATTAGATGGTGGGCATGGTGCTGGTTTTTGTATTGGAAATATCTTAAAATACGCACAACGATACGGGAAAAAGGGAACAGCTGATGATGCGAGAAAAGACTTGCTAAAAGTTATTCATTATGCTATAATAGCTTTATATAACCATGATGATAGAACCTAAAAGAGATGATGATGATTTTATAGGGGTTTATCATCCTTATCCAAAAGAAGCCCCTATACATTGGAAACGTGCGCAGGCTGCAGAAGAAGTAAGACAGAGAGCACAAGACCCGTGGTTCAAACAATATTGGAAAAATGTAAGAGATTACTGTAGAAGAAAGTTAAACTAATGGCAAAAGTAGTAATATTTGGGACAAAAGATACTGCCCAACTAGCTGATTATTATATAAATAGAGATACAGAGCATGAAGTAGTGGCTTTTACTGTAAATTACAGTGAGATACCCTCTGGTGCTCTTTTTTGTGGTAAACCTGTAGTTCCTTGGGAAGAAGTAGAAAACGCATATACTCCTAGAGAGAATATGCTATTTATTCCTATGACCGGCAGAGAAATGAATAAACTTAGAGAAAGACTATATTGGCAAGGAAAAGCAAAGGGATATCATTATATTTCTTATGTAAGTCCTCATGCCACTGTTTGTGGTAATGAAATAGGAGAAAATTGCTTTATTCAAGAAGATAATACTTTACAACCTTTTACTAAAATAGGAAATAATGTTGTAATGTGGGCGGGAAATCATATTGGACATCATGGTGTTATTCATGATCATGTTTTCTTTACCAGTCATGTAGTTCTTAGTGGACATTGTGATGTTGGAGCCTTTAGCTGGTTTGGAGTTAATTCTACAATTAGAGACGGACTCACAATAGGAGAAGGAACTTTTGTAGCAGCAGGTGCTTTGGTTACAAAAGATACGACTCAGTGGAGAGGACAATTAGGGGCGCCTGCAAGAGAGTTTAAAGATTCTTTGGAGTTAAATCCTTAATGATAAAAACTAATTTAAATACTTGTTACAAAACTGCTAACTATTTTAATAAGATGTTTTTTGAAATTCCAAGAAAACACATTAATTTTATTTTAGTAGATATACCTGAATGGGGTAATTTTTGTGAAGATAATGGGGATGTCTGGATTGAGATGGGTAAAACCTACCCCAACTACAATTTATTTAAGAATGTATTAGTGCATGAGTTAGTTCATATGTACCAGTGGTTATACCCTGACCCTACAGACAAAAGTGATCATGGGCCTTCTTTCTTTAAGTGGAACAAGCAATTAACAGATTATGGAGTTGTTTTAGAGGAAACATACTAATGTGGAAAAGACAAGGTAAATTTTTTGATGGAATTGATGGGAGAGCACAGTGTCCTGTAGTAGATATTTTAAATGACGGATTTTGGAGAATTTATTTTTCTCATAGAGATGGTAATGATCACAGTTACACTTCTTATATTGATGTTGAAGAAGGAAATCCAGAAAATGTACTCCGTAGTAGTGAAGTCCCTGTATTATCTCCTGGGCCGTTAGGTTCCGTAGATCAAGCAGGTGCTATGGCTACTTCTATAATTAGCAATGGCGCAACTAAATATTTATATTATATAGGATGGTCGCAGAGACTTGATGTGCCTTATTTTAACACAACTTGTGTGTCAGCAGCTTCTATGGAAGGTAATAACTGGTATAAAATCGGACCTATTTTAAGCCCTGATAGAATTGATGACGGGTATTCTGGAACTTTTTATCCTGTCATAAATCACTCAAAAACTAGGTGGACTGGTATTTATTTGTCTTGTTTTGAGTGGGTAAAAATTGATGGGCGTATTGAGCCTAGATATAACTTAAAAAGAGCCGAATCTCAAGACGGCACTAACTGGACGAAAACTGGAGATACTGTGATTGATATCGAAACTGGACAGGGGGGAGCTTCTCAAATGACTGTATGGTATAATCATATGAAAAGCATGTATCAAGGGTGGTATTCTTTAAGAGATGCTAAAAATTATAGAGATAACGCGGAATATTCTTATAGAATACGTTACGCGGAAAGTTTTGACTTAACTAAATGGGAATATGAGTTTGTGAGTTTAGAAAATTGTTTATATCCAACAGGAGATCCCAATGATTGGGATGGTATAATGTGTTGTTATCCTTGTGTAGTGACACATGAAAATAGATTATATATGTTTTATAACGGTAATGGTTTTGGACAAACAGGAATAGGATACGCAACATGGGAACTATAAATAGTTTAAATAATTACTCAGCTAACCAAAGGTTTGAAGAGCAAGGGTACATGATAGTAAAAAATATGTTTAATCCTACCCACATAACCAATATTTTAACAGAAATTCAAAGTATTTTTATGATTCAAGCGAAAAATAATGGGGTTAGTACTGGTGAAGTAGATTCTAGTATGTATAATCTTTTCAATAGTCATAGAAAAATTTTTAAAAACTGCGGAAAACAAGCTCAACATTTAATAGATGTTTGGAGTTTATCCTGTGACGGTAACTTAATAGATAATTTAATAAATGTTTGTGGACTAAAATTTCCAAATATATGTACTAGACCTGTTACTATGTTTAACTCAATGTCTTTAGCAAGTAATGAAGGATACCATACTTTATCCGCCCATCAAGACAGTGTTTCGATGAGGGGGTCAGATAATTCTATAGTTATTTGGTTACCTTTAGTGGAAATATCGCAAGAATTAGGTCCTTTACAAATAATACCTTCCAGCCATTTACAAGGTAATTTTGTTGACGATATTGATGAATTTGGATTCGGGGTAGTGCCTGATACTATGTTTAAAGATGAAGATTTTGTTAGCATTGATAATGTGGTACCAGGAGATGCTTTATTTTTTAATTCACGATTAGTACATCGTTCTGGAAAATTGTGGTCTGAAAAAGGAATACGGTGGACTTTACAATTTAGATATAATGATTTATTAGATAAAAAGTTTATAGAAGAAGGATTTACTAATCCTTATGTTTATAGGCCTATGACAGAAAAAGAATTAAAAAATGAATGATAAACCAATACAAGTATATTTTAGAACACTAGAAAGAGTTGAGGAAAATACCCCTCAAAGGCCTGAGTGGTTTTCTTATGAGAAATGTTTTAGTAATCTATTACAAACTATGAACCCAGAGTTAGTAGATTTGAATGTTATTATAGATAAACCCTCTATAGAACCTTCAGAAGATATAGATTATAGAGTAGAAACCATCAACTCAGATGAAAGACTTGAATCTTTATTAAAAGAGTATGAAAATAACCAAGTTACTTATACTGACAGAAATGAAGCAGGTGAGGAGATTGTAAAAAGAGAAGAGCCGCCTGATAATGAAAAAGCTGCGGGTCAACTTTTATATGAAATTATTGAATCAGATAATTTAAGTTCTGACAAAATGGTTTATATTGTAGAAGATGATTACTTACATCTTCCACATTGGGCAGAAACCATATTTGGATTTTATAGAACTCATAATGGTCCTCATTATATTTCTTTGTACGATCATGGAGATAAATACACCCAAAGATATGAAGGACTTCAATCTCAAATTATTGTAAGCCCAAACGCTCATTGGAGAACTATTCCTAGTACTTGTGGTACTTGGGCAGCTCCTGCTGTAGCACTAAAAGAAGATTATGACATTCACCATGATCGACTAGGGGACCACAATAAATGGATGAAACTTGCTGAAAAAAACAGAGCAGTACTAAGTTGTATTCCGGGTAGGGCTACTCATTGTATGGAAAACTATTTATCTCCTTGTATAGATTGGGGAGCTATATGCGAGTCTTAATTACAGGAGGTGCGGGATTTATTGGTTCTCATTTAGTAGATTTCTTTTCTAATAGATGGGGTTCTTATGAAGATAATGAGATAATCATACTTGATAACATGGGATATGCCTCTAGTTATGAAAATATTTCAGAAGCATTAGAAAAACCCAATGTGCGTTTTGTTTTAGCAGACATTTGTAATTATGCTATATATGATAAATTCATGGAAGGCGTAGATTTAGTAATACATACTGCTGCGGAAAGTCATGTGGACAATTCTTTTTATGATCCTACTAGGTTTGTAAAATCAAACATAGAAGGAACTCAAGTTTTGCTTCATGCTTGTAAAGAATATAAAGTACAAAAGATTATTCATTTTAGCACTGATGAAGTTTACGGAGGTAGTACAGACGGAACTATATTTAGTGAGAAAGACGGATTAAATCCTACTAATCCATATTCCGCGTCAAAAGCTGCTGCCGAGATGTTAGTTAACAGTTATATTAAATCTTTTAAATTACCTATAATTATAGTTAGACCTAATAATGTATATGGGGTTTCGCAACATTGCGAAAAATTAATCCCAACTTGTTGTTATCATTTACAAAAAGAATTACCTATCCCTATTCATGGTTATGGTTTAGCTGAAAGAGACTATTTATCAGTCAAAGATTTGTGTCAAGCAATAGGACTATTAGTTGAGAAAGGCAGAGAAGGTGAGGTGTATAACATTGGAATAGATGACTCTTACAGAGTAATTGATGTTGCTCATATGTTTAGTCGAATTGCTGATGTAAATTGTAATGATGCGGTAAGTTATATTCGCGATAGATTGCATAATGATGCGAAATACCCTGTGTGGTCAGAAAAAATTTATTATGATACGGGATGGACTCCTAAACATAAATTATCAGAAGATGCGATTGAATTGTGGGATTGGTTTACTGCTAAAGAATTGCCTTTTGCTCATGGGTGGTTTGAAAAATGATTAAAATTATGTTAGTAGCATTAATGATGTCATCCTCTAACCCTTTAGAGGACGATGCTTATGTGTTTACCGAACCTTACTTTAGTTCAATATCTGAGTGTCAAGCCTATGCTAATTTTAATATTGAGATCATTTCAAAACACTTAAATATAATTTTTGGGGGTAGAAAAATAAACAATATTTATTGCATCCCAGAAAAACAATTACAACAATTTATTGAGAATACAAATATATGAAACTACCTTTTGTGAAATGTAAATATCCTACAGACGATAAGTTTATGGGAGATTTAAAAAGACTATTAGAAACCGGACCTTGGTCAAACAATGGTGTTTATCACCAATTATTTGAAAAAGAATTAGAAAAATTACTCAATACCCACGTAGCACTAGTAGATCATGGAGAATCTGCGTTGTTATTGATGTTAGCAGCATTAGAAATTAAAAATAAGTATATCATAGTTCCTAGTTATACTTTTGTAGGAACAGTCGCTGCTATCGTATGGTCGGGTAATAAACCTATTTTTTGTGATGTTAAGTCTACTACTTATCCTCTAATTGACGTAAATAAATGTAAAGAATTACTAGAGGAAGATGGTTATGGACAAATTGGAGCCATCGTAGGGGTTGATTTATATGGATTACCTTGTGAATATAAAGAACTAAATAAAATAAGTAAAGACTACAATATTCCCGTAGTTATAGATTCTGCTCAATCTTTTGGAACAAAATTAAACAATAGATTGGTAGGCAATAACTGTTTAATGCACTCTTTTAGCTTTCACACTACAAAAGCTTTTCCTACTCTAGAGGGAGGGTTTGTTTCTTCAAACGATGAACATCTTATTGAGAAAATAAAGAGACTTAGAAACTTTGGAATTAATCCTGTTAGCCGCCCTGACTGCACAGAAATCGGGCTTAACTGTAAGATGAATGAAGTACAAGCGTTAATTGGGCTACATACTTTAGATAATATAGAAACAGTATTTGATTGCAAAAGAGTATTGTTTTCTGAATATATTAGTTTATTGAGAAGTAAAAACATTACTACACTAACTATTCCCAAAAATTCTAACCCTATAACTAATATAATGCCTATATTTATGACTGAAAGAAATTTAATTCAAAAAGTATTGAAAGATAACGATGTATCTTCAGAATTATATTGGAAACTTCCTGTCCACAAGATGTCTGCATATAAAAAATATTATAATGAAGAAGACTTGTTTGTAACAAATAAAGTTTCCAAAAAGGCGTTAGCGTTGCCTTTTTACAACAATATGAAATATAAAGAAATAAACTTTATTGTAGATAAAATAAAGGAAATAATATAATGGAACTGTTGTTGAGTATCGTTTTCGCGATTTTTTTGTTCGTAGTGTTCATTTTACCTATTGGACTTTTCGCAAGTCGTGTTACCAGAAAACTATTTGATGATTAGATATGCAAAAATTGCATAACTGATATGAAATGACGGAGTTTTGTTGCAGTGCAAAAAGATTAAAGGTTGCATCCCCTTAGTTTTTATTGTATAATACTTACATAATCAAACGCCGAGAGGGTTTGGTTATTATTTTATGAAAAGGAGATTTAACTAATGACAACTATGACTCAAATTAGTCACTTTACTTGTGACGTATGTGATCATATTGCTAGTTTTTTTATTAAAGTTGGACAGTATCTTGCAAAAGCTGGACAATATCGAGCTAATTCGGAACTAAGAAGACTGGGATATTTAAACGAAGATGGCACGTTTAATGACGTAAAATTTGGTTTCGGAAAGTGGGAAGGTTAATTATGTTTAAAAGATTACTTGATTATGTGACACTCTGTTACAAAATGAATGAAATCGTAGGTTATGATGAGCCTATGACAGACGCACAAAAAACTAAAATTCTTAATCTTTTAGGACATCACCCATATAAACTACTAGATTGATATGCCGGCCCTAAACTACGACTTCACTAAGTTTGAAGCCTATAGGAACTTAAACATTGATGATGTTATTATTCCCACGACAGATGATGCTGCGTGGGAATATTTTTGTGAGCATCGTTGGATTTATGATAAATTATTATTAGCTGATGTAAATGATATTTCTTGTGGGCCTCATGGAGTATATCCTACGGATTATCCTGTAATAGTAAAACCTATTGTAAATTTAATGGGCGGAGGATACGGGAGCAAGAAAGTAAATAATGAAAAAGATTTGAAAAGGTATTTACTACCAGAACTTTTTTGGATGAAATACTTTAAGGGAGAGCATTTGTCTTACGACTGTGTTGTGAAAGACGGTCGTATGTTATACATGGAAATATTTAAAGGCCATGTTTTACGTGATGGGATGTTTGACTTTTGGGAAACAGTTACTCATGAGGTGGGCAGTGCTCAAATTAACAACATTGTAAATTGGACAGCAGCTAACCTGTCTGGTTATACTGGTTGTTCGTGTTATGAAACTATTAGTGATAACATGATTGAAGCACATTTGCGCATGGGAGATATAGATAGATTTATGAATCGTACTCTCATGCAAAGCATTGTGAAACTGTATAGGGATGGTTCTTGGGAATACCAAGAGAAAGAATATAGAAAATATTATTTGTTCGCTGTATTCGCTCCTTATACTCAAGAAGTAAATATAAATAAAAAACTACTTGATCAAGCAGAAAAAGATTGTGTATTTTTTCAACTTGATTCTTCTGATGGAGAGTTAGCTAATCCACCAGCCGGAAAAAGAATATTTGCTCTTGGCACCTGGGATCGAGACGTTGGTGTAAGAATAAGAAATAAGTTAATAAACAACATCAACCCACCAATTCCAGATGAGTATGTTTTACCTTTGTATGGCTACAAATCTGATTAAATCTTGCCAGTTGTTTAATTTTCTGGTAATATATAAAAATCATGAAGGAAACATACGAGGAGTTATGTCTATGAGAACTATAAGTCTTCGTCCTTACGCAAAACGTCGTATGAATATGAGAAAGAAAATACATTGGCCCAAATATAAATGGGATGGTGGTTATATTCGTAAGATGGACTTGAAGGACTATATAACCTTCTTTAAGCTTTTATTTTTACATGGAAGTGATGGAGTTAAAAAGATTAAACATGTTGATAGATAATACTATTCAAATGGCACTTGATGCAGGTAAAAAAGGCTACGATGTAGTTGATTATACTATGTATCAAGTGCCTTCTTCTTCCAGACAGGAAGTAGAAAGTGCGTATAGAATTAAAACAGAGGAACTAATTTATGCCAGAAGAAAAACACACAATGACCGAGGCCGAGGTAAGAAACGCCCTCGTTCAATGGCTGTACGATGAAGATCGTACTGATTTAACAGACGGATCAGCGGAGATTACTATTTTTGAAGATCAGTCTGCTGAAGTGGTTATATGTACAGATACATCAGTACACTGATGTCTGATACATATGTAGTGCGTAAAACACGCAAAAAAGATGCTTGGGATATTTCTAAGTTTAGTGACTATAAAGACGCTGACTCTATGTTCACAGTATCTAAACGGGGTAACACATACTCATGTGATTGCCCAGGGTTCTGGCGGCAAAAAGATAAGTCAGAGCACAAACATTGTAAGATTGTCAAGTTTTGGAAAGAAAACTTAGAAGAGACTGACGGTTATGCTTTTTGGATTGAAGGCGACGATATAGAATACAATCATTTTATGCCGACCAATGCTTTTTCCAAATAAATTTTTGACTTGCCTAATGGATAAATTTTCTGTAATATATAATTACACGTTGAGCAATAAAGCTTGACGATAACCAAAAGGTAAATCCTTTGACTATGGTGCCATCGCACCGAAAGTATTGGTTAGTAGGTGGACTAGATACCACCATAACTCAAAGGTAGTAGCTTAGGGAGCGGGCGACTCAATAAAATAAACTTCTTGCAGTTTGATCGTTCTTCACAGTAAAAACAATCATTTTTCTCTTGCAAAGACCTATACTTTTTGCTATTATAGAGAATAAGAAATTTCTAGAGTTGTTATTCTTATAACTTTAGACGCTGGGCCGTTATCACCGCGTTAGTCGGCGGGTACGGGGTTACCTAGGGACTTAATTCTAAGAATTAAGCATAATCCTTCCTAAAAACCTCACTTTATTCTTGCTAAAAGGTTAAATTTTTAGTATTATATATAAAGTAAGTCGAAGCTCCGAGACATTAAACAGGAGAGTCAATAGAAAGATTTTGTTTTACTTTCGTGATTGACCTAGTTTTTAGCCGTCGTATATCGGAGCAATCCGCGACGGGGGTTGTTACCAAATAAACACGCGAGAGGTCACGGTTAATCTCTCAACTTAACTTTATACTTGCCAAGAGGTTAAATTCTTGATATACTGTATAAAGAAATTGAGGGAAACCTCAAGGTTGGATAGACTAAGTCCAATTGCTTTGCAGAAGACTAAGTCTGGTAGGATAACAAAGGGTTATCATCGTATTTAAGCGGATAGTTGGCGGGGCTTAATTACACTTTTTTCTTGCTAAGAAGTTATTTTTTAGCTATAATATATAAAGAAATTGAGGAAAACAACCTCTCTAAAAAATGTAAGGAAAGATTGATAAAGTTTAGGCAATAGAGCCGAGGTGGAGTTCAATCACGGTGTAGGCGGGTGACGGGGCCATACACAGGACAAGAGTTTCTAACGGCACATTCGTGCCGACATCACTCTGCTACTCGGAGCAAAGGTTTTGTCCACGCCTTACTCCACACGGGTCGTTTAATGCAGAGGGTCCGCCGCAATACGTGCGCGGTGCCAGATGAGAGTAGAGCGCAGTCGAGCATCCTATGCAAATAGTTGATCTCCTCGCTCCTCTCTCTGGATAGACAAGGACAAACGAATTTAACTTTTTTCTTGCTTGATGGTTAAAAATCATGTAAGATATATAAAGAAATCGGGAAGTAGCACAGAGTTCGCCAAGGCTTGTAGTCAGTCAAGCACCGCAATATAATAAAAGGCTGGCACGTTAATAAGTGCCTATGTAACAAACGAAAGGGTCGGTTATTATAAATTGCTACAGATCAATCATCAAGTTATCCTGTAGATCAGAATTAAAGAAGAGATAATGATGCTTTAATTCGAGTAGCAAGGTAAGGTTCTAGCTGGTAAACCGCAAGGGATATAGTAGAAAGTAGAACCATTGTGTATAGCGGGTTTGGGGGCTATATGCCTAGATTCAGATGAATAGGGATCATCCTGTGGGCTTAATTGGAAGTTCAGTCTAACATTTCGGTGTTACGCTGACCTGATCGAGCAAGCTAAAGTTAAAACCACTTAATGATCCAACGGAGATACGGAATGCGTCTCACCCTATTCAACCCACAACCAACTGGATACTGCTACCTATTACTGCGTGGTAATGTTGTCGAGAGTTATCAAAGACCTAACGATAACCATTAAAAGAGACAACTACGATTATAGGAGAGTCGCAAGTCCAGTCAAGATAGTAAGACGTGAGGCTATCATCACCTTTTGGGTGCGATACGGTTAGGCTGTATCGGGATTAGATTTACAAAGTGGGAAAGTAAATCCATCCTCTCAGAAATCATGAATGGAAATTTCCAGAAATGGTTAGAGGGGGTTGGTAGGGAGACTGTTGAAAAACACTCCCTACCACCATAAATAGGAATTCATTTTTTTCTTGCTTGATGGTTAAAAATTTGGTAAGATAATAAATACATTGAGAAACAAAAGTTGTCTAACTAACATCTCTGATTTCTCCGCCAGTAGAGGGGCGTTAAAAGTTCTACAAAGAGGATGGGAAAATAACCTCTTACCAGAAAAAATAACCCATACTCGCTTCCCCTGTTATAGCGAAAAATAAATTAAGACTGGGTGTGAGAGATGCTCCATAACACATAAACATCTGGATTGCTGTGTAATCCTTCCCCACATTAAACGGGTAAGGACGAGAAGCTAAACAGTCGTAAGAATAAAGTACCGCAACTATCTGATGAAGCGGTTTATCAAAGAGTCAGAGGGCAGGAAAGGCACTACAAACCCGCTGATCTCGTAAAGATTATCTAGCATAGCAGATTATTGACTATGCCGTGTAAAGAGGCACACGTATTAGCACCTCGGTCTAACCAAAGGAACGACGTAAAATTGACCTTGTGAGGGCAAGACAGTCCAAGACACCACAAGAGGCTAGTAACCTCAAGTCTAGAAATGGTCGACATTTCGATATCCGAGGATAAGATTGTTATTTCACTGACAATCGTGGATATGGCGCCCCTTGATACGGGACTTTATGAAATAGTGTTAAAGCTGTTTTGTATCGGAGAGGGCCATAACAGTTACTAGCGGAGGTGGTGCTAGTTACACAAGTGATTTTATAAAAAGCTACATACCTTTGGTGGGGTTTGTGGCTTTTTTTGTGTTTACAGCTCGCCAAGAAAATGTTATAATATGCTATGAAAAAGATTATTGGAATACCTATTATTTGTTTTTCAGTTTCTGGTTGTGCCGGAGGTGCGGTAACTTTTGTGGACGCAGTTCTTACTACCCTTAGTGGTGCAGATTTTATTACTAGAACAACAACAGATAAAGGTATAGTGGACCACGGTTTGGACGAGGTAACAGGAAAAAACTGTAAAGTTTCAAACATAATTAAAGACAAAAAGATTTGTGAAGATAAACTAATAAAACAAATGGAAGAATTAAATTGTGACACATTCAGCTTTGACAAAGACGGAAATGTATACTGCGTCGAAAAAACAAAAGAATACAAGTAACCTAACTACAAATTACAATACTAACTATTGTAGAGTTTGTGGAAATGAGTTTAGTGAAAAAAGAGCTACTCTAGGGTACGAAACGTGTTTGCTGCATGGAGAAACAGAACGAGAATTTACTGTTGCTCCTGCATACAATAAAGGAGCATATCAAGTTATTAGCAGACAAAACGTAAAAGATATTGGACGATGAAAGACGATTATTTTAATAGTCGTCCTTTATTTTATTCAGAAGAACACGACTTTTATAGTAGTCATCTTATGGATTTTGCTAAGTACCGCTGTCCTTTGTCTAAGACTTACAGAAGGTGGATTTCTAGCGATACGTGGAGGATGTCTACAGATGTCTTAAAGATAGCACCTATAGATGCACATTCATCTATCATTGAAGGAGTTAGTTGTGTAAACCCAATTCCTAAAATACCAGTAATAGATCCTATTGATTATGATAGTTGGAAAATACTATTAAAAAAAGTTTTAGTAAATCAAATAAAACAACTTGATAATCCTTTATTTTTATTATCTGGAGGTGTAGATAGTTACTTACTTTTTTGTTTATTAGTGGATAATAAAATACCTTTCACAGCTTTATACTTATATAAAAACAAAGATTCTGAGTTTGAAGCTATCAGCCGTCTAGCTAACTCTGAAGTATGTAGTTACGAGATAATTTTTTATAATTACTCAAATATAAAACTAAATGACAGGATGTACAATCCTCCTTTTACTACTTTTGGTGTAAAGATAGATTCTTTTTTATGTGATGTTTTATTGGATTCAAGATTTAAAAAATATTCTACTGTTTTAACAGGTTTTGACGCAGAGATGGCTTTAGGACAAACAAAATGGGGTCTTTATGGATTTTACAAAAATTTTGATATACCTAATCATAAATATGGAAAATATATTACTTATGAGTATGATGAAGAAGAAAATTTAGAGTTAGAGAATTATGGAGGGTGGCGTACGAGAGCAGCTAAAAAATCACAACAATCTAGAGATTATTTATTGTTAGAGTTCGTTACTGGTAAAAAATTTATTTCTCCTTATTTGGATAAAGAACTATTTATCTCTGCTGCAAATTTAGATGCTGAAGCAACTATAAAAAATGTTTACAAATTACCACAATTAGATTTAATAGAAGAAACAGGAAGGAATACATCTAACATGAAAAAATACCCTACCCATATAACAAGAGGGTTTCTTGGAACTGCCAGGGAAAAACATAAAGACTGGACGATACTTTACATGAGGAAATATTTTACATGAATAAAATGTGGGCTGAGTTGCCCGATTTAAAACTCGATTACAATACACTACCCCGCGCTGATGCTAGTGAAATTAAGCCAAATAAATATGGTTTACAAAACATCTATGTTGGTGATGATTATATGTCTTATCTTCGTAGAACGTTATTAACTAAGATTGATAACGCCTTCGTAGGTATATTTTTTAAGAATAGTTGGTTTAATTGGCATAAAGACGGAAGACGCACTTGTGCTATTAATGTACTGCTGACTCCTGAAGATGAGAATTCGTATTGCGAAATGATATGCCCTGACACAAATGAAGTGCATCGAGTACCATATAGACAAAACGTACCTATGCTATTCAATGCGCTTAACATTCATAGAGTTATGAATACAACAGAAAAAGATAGAAAAATCTTAAGCATTTCTTTTTATGATAAAGCCAATGATGGTAGTGGGTTTTTCTTTGACGAGATTTTAATGTTATATGATAAAGGATTGATGATAAATGACATGGACATCTACCAGATCTGATCAAAATTGGATTCTTGATAACTTTTTAAAGTTAAGCGAAAACGAGGATACGCTCCACCCAGGTGTTCTAGCCCAACGGTTAGAGCGAGGTTACAAATATAGTGATCTACAAGAAGTGTATAGTAAAATCATCGGTCGTAGGTCTTATTCTAAGAGCTGGGCTAAGCAAGGCCGGAAGCTAGAACTACTTGCAGAGCAAGCTACATCATCACAATCAAGAGCCGAATTTTATCATCGCGCAGCGATGTGTTATGGTAGGGCTCAACACACTATTAAGGGAAAAGACCATCCACAGAAGATAGAATACTACCATCAGATGGGAGTGTGTTGGAAACTATTTGAAGAGAACCATAAATCTATACGTACTGTTGAAGGACCTAATCATTCATATGTTGTAATGGAGCAGAAGGAGGATGATGCCCCTGTAGTTGTTGTTATTCCCGGCATGGATCAATTCAAAGAAGAGGTATTATTTCCATATAATAATCCGTGGTTTAATAGAGGATTTACAGTTGTAGTCATGGAAGGGCCGGGGCATGTTAGTCAGTTAATGAAAGGTAATTATATAGATGCTGATAATATGTCAGATGCTGTTGTAGAGGTTGTTAGCAGTTTAAGTTTACCTGGAAAAAATGTTAGTACTGTGTTGTTCGGCATGAGTTTTGGTACTAGATGGGTTATTGAAGCCGCAGCGCGGATTGGGCGCCCTAAGATAGCGGCTTGTATAGGCCAAATGGCTAATGTTGGCAGCTCTAAAATCATATTTAAACAAGCACAACCAAACTTTAGACGTATTTTTATGGAGATGGCTAACATAAGTGATGAAGATAAGTTTGACAAATACTGTGATAAGATTGACAGACAACTAGTCAAACGAGCCAAACAAATTCATTTTCCCTACCTTATGGTTGCAGGTGAAATGGATGAATTGTGCCCCCCAGAGCAAACAATTGAGTTTATACGAGAGAACATACCACACGGCGAAGTATGGATGTATGAAGATTGTTTCCATGTAATGGGAGAGGTGTGTGGTAACATTTATGGCCCGATTGCAGACTGGGCTAGACACGTAGTAGAAGGACATTGGGAGCCAAAAGAAGAAACCATAATGTGGGTTACCAATTAGGAGAAATTAATTGCGGGTATAGTATAAAGGCATTATTACAGCCTTCCAAGCTGAAGATGAGAGTTCGATTCTCTCTACCCGCTCCAAATTGTGTGGACTGTTACAGGAATTGAAAGTAACTATTTAGTTGCATGAATGTTAGTTTTCCTGTAATATATAAAAATAATGAAAACAAACAAACAAAGAGGAAATTCAATATGAACATTGAAAATATGACACGAGATGAGTTAGTTGCTGCTCTGGAACAAGAAACTGCTAAAAACGAAAAGCAGCTTGTTGTGAAGGTTAGCCCAAAAGGCTGTGTACAGGTAAACGGCATTCGTCGGTTCCCCGTCACCTTCTACAAGGATGAGTGGGCGCAGATTTTCGGTCTTAAAGATCGGATTGAATCGTTCATTCAAGAAAACGATTCCGCTCTTGCTTCTAAGTAAGGAATAATCGTTGTGACATACAATGAACTTAAAGAACTTGTGCAGCATCACTGTCACTTATATTATGACGTAAACCGTCCCGAGATAAGTGATGAAGAGTTTGACCGTATATATGGCCAGCTTGAAAAAGTAGAAAAAGCACAAGGGTGGAGTGACGCAGACTCTCCTACTCTACTTGTAGGTGGAGAAGGCGGAAAAGTAAGACACCCACACAAACTCTATTCACTAAACAAAGTTTATGATGAAGCAGAGATTGGCAAAGAGTTTATTGTAGAAGCACCTAAACTTGACGGGGCAAACCTAACCCTCATTTATGAGGAAGGAAAGCTTCAGATGGCTCTTACACGGGGGGATGGAGAATTCGGTGAGAATGTAACCCACCTTATTCCCGCCCTACGAGGTGTCCCTAAATACGCAAAAGACTGTATAGTAAACGGGGAATGCGTAACAGACAATGAGGTTGACAATTTTAGAAACTATGTTAGCGGTGCGCTAGGCTTACTAGAGGTGAGCGAATTCCGTTCACGTAACATTAGATTTATTGCGCACGAACTTCTTGGGGTTCAAATGAACTACACTGCCAAAATGAAAGTCTTAACAAATGCAGGATTTCATACAGTGTTCGATGAAGAACTTTGTTCTAAGTATCCTCAAGATGGATTAGTTTATAGAATTAACGATTGGCAAACTTGTGAACGTTTAGGATATACTTCTAAATATCCAAGATTCGCCATTGCGCTTAAAGAAAGAAATTCTTTAGTCGCTACAACTACATTAAAAGAAGTGCTATGGACTGTAGGCAGAACTGGCGCTGTAAATCCGACTGGACTCGTCGAGCCTGTTGTACTCGATGGAGCCACGGTAAGTCGTGTAACTTTGCACAATATGGAATTTATATTAGGCCATGACTTGGGCCTTGGCGACCTCATACAGATAGAACGCGCAGGGGGAGTAATTCCAAAGTTCAATGAAGTTATCCAGCATTCTAGCCACAATCTAAAAATTGAACAAAGACATGCCGAAGCCGCTGTTGGTCATACGCTTCGAAGGGTCGGCCCAAGACTTTACTGTGAAGATGGGTCGCAGCATGATACAGTAAAGCTACTTGAATATTTTATTAAGACTCTTGATATCAAGGGTCTAGGTCCAGCGTCCGTGACCAAGATGCAGCTGAAACATCCGGCTGATTTATATCAGTCTCACGATTGGAGTAAGCTCGGGGCAAATGGAATAAAAGTTCAAGACGAAATAGAACGTAGCAAGACAAAACCTTACGAGGTAGTACTTGCATCATTCGGTGCCCCTGGTGTTGGTAAATCTATGGCTAAAAAGATAGTACAACACATACCTTCGTTCAATCGGTTGCGAGAGATTGAAACGGTGCATATTACAGGAATTGGCCCAAAGCGCATTGAACAAATCTTAACTTGGCTTGATGTAAATGAAGACTGGATTAAGAAAATGCCATTACAACTGGAACAGGATCAGAGCATAGATTCCGTGATCAATTCCGACGGAATTAGGAAGATATGCATAACAGGGAAACTAGATATGTCCCGTTCTGAACTGGCCTCTCATTTAGAGGAGAAGGGATTTACGGTCACTAGCACAGTCACAAAAGACTGCTATGCCCTGATTTCTGGGGGTGATACTACCAGTTCAAAATATAGGAAAGCTAGTAGTCAAGGAACAAATGTAATTGACTATTGGGAAAACCGAAATGACATACTTCAAGGAATAGTTTAGTTTTTTGAAGGAATGAAATTAAGAAGGGGCTTGCTTGCAAGTCCCTTTTTTGTTATAATATTTATAATGAAAAATTTAACAAAAGGAAAAAACTATGTTTGGACAAGGTATTTTTGCTATTGACAATGTTCGCATTGAGAACGGCAAGCTTATGCTTGATTGTGTGGATCGTGATAAAATAGAGGGTACTCGTACCATTTCTATGACCGCGACTGAGGCACAAGCACTAGTAGATGAAATTTGGCATACTGCCACAGACTATCAAAATAAGTTGAGGAGGGAACTACAAAGTGTTTAAAAAGAAAACAGTTATTTGGATGACATTTATTCTCACACTTTTATCAGGTCTTCTCATTGAATATGGAGAAGGTATATCTATTATGGCATTAGTCTGGATGATACCTGTACTAAGTGTATTTGTTTATATGCTTATGATGCAAGATTGGAAAGAAAATGGCTGATTGGAAAACCCTTACAGATTGGGAAGACAACAACAAAGTTGCCGCTATTTTGGTAGTGGGCGTCGATGACGTAAAAGATTATTGGATCGATATCTGTGATGAACCAGAAAAACTAGAAGGTCTCACAGACGAACTAATTTATGACGGCTTGCGACACGTAAGTCGAAAGATTGATTTGGGAGAATACTATCAAGAGATTTATACTTGGGCTACAGATAAAGCTGAAGAGTATCGCTTGATGGAACAAACAGAATCAGAAATGTTGGAGGATAATTCCGATGGCTAGGCCCAAGATATATGAACGTAACCCCGATACTGGCGTAATTCGTTGGAGGTATCTTGGAGAAAACCCTAATGACTATGGTTGGCCTAACTATGGAAACATTTTGTCTGAAGATGAAAATATAAACATAAAAGAAGAGGATAATTCAGATGCCTAAGTTTAGAATTTATGAACAGTGTTACGTTGACGTAATCTATGAAGTAGAGGCTGAGTCTATAGAGGCAGCTAGAAAACTTTGGGACGAAGGTGCTTATGACCTTCTTAATCATGTTGGAGACTCTGATTATGAGGGAACTGGTGAAATTGATATAGAGGAGTGGGATTAATGCCTAATTGGTGTGAAAATCGTGTCAGTGTTCATGGAGAACCTGATCAAGTAAAAGACTTTATTAAGCTAGTTCGAGGAGAGGGTAAAGAGGGAGACTTTAGTTTTCAGTCTATCGACCCTTGCCCACAAGAACTAATAGACACTCCAGCATCTTTTGGGAATGAAGAGGACAAGCCTCGTCACGAAGAGATGCTAGAAAAATATGGTTATGCTAATTGGTATGATCGTAACGTCGCTAAGTGGGGAACAAAGTGGGATGTCGGTGAGACAGACTACTATGACGCAGACGATGATGGATATGTGCAGTATGAGTTTATGACTGCTTGGGGTCCTCCCGATGGTATCTATGATACTCTAGTTGAGAAGTTTCCTGATCTTAGTATTTCGTGGTTCTATCACGAGCCAGGATGTGAGCTAGCAGGGTATCTCGGTAATGACTGATGAAGGGTTTACTGTTTTCAATAATAGAGAACTTAAACTGTTAAAAGCATACATGGGTCATCATGGCTGGAAAGATTTGATGGTAGGCATGTCTTGTGAAACTGAAGAACAGTTGCACAATAAATTTAAGATGACTGACATCGAAATTAATGTGTTTAGGAGTAAACTGGGTATATAAGCCGAAATAGCTCAGTTGGTAGAGCAGTTGATTTGTAATCATCAGGTCGTGGGTTCGAATCCTACTTTCGGCACCAGAAAAAATAGAGAAGATTATGGAAATAATTTGGGTACTTTATTTAATAGTGTGTAACAATACACAATGTGTTAAACAGGTTGTGGATACTCATGATACATTAGCTTTATGCGAAGAAGGACAAGTTTTTTATAAACAAATGCCTTTGGATAGTAATAGTATGTGGAAAACTGTAGAGTATAAATGTGTGTCTGTGACTCCTTCTGGTTATGAAGGTACAGATGCATGATTAAAAAATTAATTCAATTTCTCGGAATAAAACTATTAAAATATAACGGCAGGTCATGCAACCAATGCGTGGGCTGCTGTTATGCGTTTTACATAAACGATGGAGAAGTTAAAAAGAAGGTTGGAGAATTATGTCCTAAATTAGATACTACAGATACGTTTATTTCTTCTGCGACTCGGGGACTTTGTACAATATATAGAAAGAGGCCCAAGACTTGTAGTAAATATTGGTGTTTATGGAGACTAGGTTTTGGGGCTGAGAAAGACTGGCCCATGAAATCTGGACTAGTTTTTTCTTCTCACCCAAATGGAACAATTCATGTAAATGAGCTATTTAATGGTAGATATACTACTTCAAAAGACACTATAGATAGAATGAAAGTAGCAACAAAGAAAAAGTTTTTTGTAAAAGGTAATGGAGGATTGATATGATAAAAGTTAAGCTAACAGATATACAAGGTGAAACAGTAAAAGAAGATAATCGTTACACAGTTAAAGATAATACTCTTCTTAATAATCTTGTGTTAAGTTCTACTAATTTACACAAAAACAAAAGCACTACAGGGCATAAACATGCTGGACAAGAAGAAATATATATGTTTTTACAAGGTAGTGGTAAAATGGAACTAGGCTCTTACGGAACCTTTGATGTTAGTGCCGGAGATATAGTTCAAATTGAAGATGGAGAATTTCACCGCGTACATGCAGGATCAGAAGGTTGTTATTTTGTTTGCGTGTTTGATGGCCGGAGGACTAAGTGAAAGATAGATTTTTTGAAGCTGCTAAAGCAGCAGCTTTAGTATCAGAAGGCGTGGGCAAACGTAAAAGTTTTAAGCACGGAGCAGTAATTGTAAAAAAGAATCAAGTGCTTGCAAGTGGGCATAATTCATATAAAACCCACCCTCTTATGGCAAAGTATACAGCATTTCCACACCTACATGCAGAACAAAAAGCGATTATTAATCTTGGACTAGATAACTGTCATGGATTGGATTTGTATGTGGTTAGAATAAATAAACAAAAAAACTTTATGATGAGTAAACCGTGTTCAGTATGTAGAATACTTATTGACAAGGTCGGTATTCGTAATGTATACTATACAGACAATAAAGGAAAAACTGCCCTTAGCTCAGCTGGATAGAGCAACAGCCTTCTAAGCTGTAGGTCGTAGGTTCGACTCCTACAGGGCAGGCCAATGCGACCGTGGTGAAATAGGTAAACACAACAGACTTAAAATCTGTCGCTTCTAGCTTCCCAGTTCGAGTCTGGGCGGTCGCACCAAGGTCCTGTAGTTTAATGGTAAAACACCCGACTTATATTCGGCATAGTCTCCAGATTAGAGAGCGATACAGGTTCGAATCCTGTCAGGACTACCAAATTAAAAGGAACAAAACAATGGACATAATATTTGATATAGATGGGACTCTTTTAGATATTAATCACAGATTAAGACATATCAAAAAGACTCCCAAAGATTGGAAAGCCTTTCGCGATCCAAAAGAAAAGGTATTTGATGTGCCTATCATGTCAGTAATTAGGATAGCAACTGCACTAATGCACGCACCCTACCCTAAAAATAGAATAATCTTTGCTTCTGGACGTTCAGAATCAGAAAGAGCTGATACTGTTCGTGCATTGAATAAGTGGTTTTTACTCGATGGATGGCAGGATATATATAATCCAAAAGATTTTGGAGAAGGCTATACTCTTGAGAACACTCCTACCGCTCCTTTCTACCTGAGGGCAGAAAAAGATTTTCGTGCTGACACCGTTGTCAAACGGGAAATGTATGAGCAAATGCTAGAAGATGGGTATGATCCCAAATTAGTGTTTGATGATCGTCCTTCGGTTCTCAGAATGTGGAGAGAAATTGATGGACTCAAAGTAGTTGATGTTGGACACGGAGTAGAGTTCTAACTCACTTTTATCTTGCGTCATGCTTAAAATTAGAGTATTATGAATTTATTAAATCAAACAGAGAAAGGAAAGCAAATGGCAAAGACTGCAAATTACACTGACGAGCAAATCGACACCATCGCCGCTATGTACCAAGAACTTGGTAATGACGGTCTTGACGAGATTGCTTCTGAAGTTGGTAAAACAGTTCGCTCTGTTCGCGCCAAGTTGGTCCGTGAGGGAGTTTATGTAGCTCCTGACAAGACCACGACTCGCAAAGATGGTCCCACGAAGAAGGAGCTTCTCCGTGAACTGGAAATTGCGGTTGGTGAGGACATCGATGTAACCAACTTTATGGGTGCGACAAAGCAGGGTATCCAGTTCTTGGTAAATACCCTTCGCGACTAGACATCGTGCATATTTATTAAAAAACCTCTTGGCAACAAGGGGTTTTTTTGTTATAATGTTTTATGATAAAAATTTACAACAAAGGAGATGCAATTTAATGGCACATGAAGTTGAAACAATGGCTTACGCGGGAGCAGTTCCGTGGCATGGTCTAGGGTTTAAGGTTAATGACGACCTATCACCCCAAGAGATGATGCAAGCCGCAAAGTGTGATTGGCGAGTGGAAAAACTTCCTCTTACCTATACCGCACAAGATAAAACCCTAACAGTTCCTAATAAATGGGCGCTAGTCCGTGATAGTGATGGAACGTATTTCGATTCAGTCGGAAATGGTTGGGAACCTCTACAAAATGAAGATGCATTCGCATTTTTCAAGGATTTTGTAGCTAAAGGTGATATGCAGATGCATACTGCTGGGTCACTTCGTGGAGG